CAACCACTGGTTCTGATGGTTTCAGAGGTTCTGGAGTTATTACATCTTCAGTTTCAATTTCTATTGGTGTATAATCGTCTTTCCAATCTTTTGTGTTTATTTCTTTTTGAGGTGTATCAAAAAATAGATTTTCAAATATCTTTGCTTCTTTTTTAAGTTTTTCTAATTCTTCTTCCTTTTTTTTACGTTTTTTTACTACCTTCTTTTTTTCTTCACTCAAACTTGTGAAAAGGTCACCGAGTGATACCTCTCCCATTAATTCTTTATTCTTTTCGTCATTTTTCTTTTTCTCATCTCCGATGAGAGAGAAAAAATCCCCTAAGTCTCCAAAGTCATTCATCTTATTTCTCAGGTAGAAATGCCCGCAGTTACAATTGCAGCACCTTCGATCATTCTTGATACAGCTCCAGTAGAAGATGTTAAAACAATATCATAATAATATCTTCCTGGTTTTATTGGTGTCGTGATAGGAGCCGTCATGGCGATTGACACCTTTGAAGTTGTAGTGTTTATACCAACAGTAAAGTTAAAGGACGTTGGCGATCCTGCATATTTTTTTAATTTCGATACACCACTAAATCCATTAAGATTGGTCAGAGATCCATCAGACTCAGTTGAAGTAAAACTTTCACTGAAGTCAGCACCCTGAGGGATTACAATGTTAACAGCACGAGTGGCAGCCATTTCTTATCTTTTTAAGTATTTAGATCTTTGTTGACGTTCTTTAACATCTTTTGAAGGTCTGCTGTTGACCCAACAAACAACGCGTTATTTGTAACGTTAGTAGGTCCTTTGTCTTTATCCTCATTCACATCTTTAAGTTTCTTCTGAAGATCCATCAATTTATCTGTGGCATCAGATACGTTCTTAATAAGTTGACCAGCAACCTCATATGCACGAGGCATCTCACTCTCTTGTGCAAGTTCTAAGATACCGTTGATTGCTTCTTGTCCTTTTTCAATGATCGAATATAAATTACCCCTGGTATATTCGTAGTCTTTACGAATATCTTCGTTGGAGTTTTCGAATTTTTGGATTTGTTTTTCGACACTTTTGATTTCCTTTTTTACTTCGATGGGTTCAACATCAAAAGTTTCATTGAGCTTTTCATACTTATCCATATTCAACCTCAGAATACAGAACCATCAAACCCGAAGTCATCTCCGAGTTCAATCATGGCATTATCGGTAGCGTTAATATTAAAGACCTTAGTACCACTAACATGATTTTGAAGAGGTGTCTTATCTTGAGCTCTTCTGACGACAATCTTATTATCTGCGATTGTCTCAATGTACATCTCCTCTTGATCGACGTAAATATAGGACCCTTCAGTGAGTGCGGATCCATTATCAACATCAATTACGGTTTCATTCATATCAACATTCTCAGCCAATAATGTCGCAACTACACCATCATAATCTTTGAGTGCTCTTGGTGTAGACTGATACGTGATATCTCTTTCATATCTACTACCGTCCTTACTACCAGCAACGTAACCGATAGAAACCTTCTTGACGATATCGCCAGAGACATCCTTGAGGGGTCCGAAGACCATTGTCTTGACTGTAAATGTAAATGTGTAGAGTAGTGCTCTTCTCGTATCAAAGTTACCCTCATATTCGTCAGACATGTCAATGTTGTCTAAGACGACGGGAACATTTCTTACCTCATTAAAGTTTCCTAGAAACTTGATTGGAAGTGTGTAACCTGGTTGGAAATATGGAACAATCTGTTCTACGATTTGTAACATATCATCATTCAGTTTTGTGTAAACTGAAAGTGTAATCGTCATATTATATGGAACAGGGAGATAAGTTTTTCTCTCTTCTGTACCATCAGCAGATGTAATCACCATCTGTTGTGTTTGAGTAGTCTTGCGTGCAGGGTCGTAAGCAAGATTAGTAAACTCAAAGGACATTCTGGGAAGTGTCATTTGAGTAGGATGATTCAGATCAGGGTTCTGATTTAACCTTGCAAGAAACTTCTGAGTAGGACCATATGCAAGAGGAACCTTGATGACACTTGTGGTGTCATCTGAGTCATCTTTATGTTTGATCTGTATACCGTTAAACATTGATCCAAAACCAATGATAACAGATCTAAAGATCTCGTTGTAAAAATACTCAAACATTATTTTACAGGTATATACCTCTATTTAACAGTTTTGTATCAAGGCATTCCAAATGGATTGGTTTGAGAGAAGTCTATGATTGCATCTGCGGCTGTTTCAATGTTATCATTATCGGCGAATGGAGTTACAATATCATCAGTATTAATACCACCTACAATATACTTAGCTCCAGAATCTGAACCAGTCAATACCTCACCTTCTCTGAATGAACCGTCTATAATACCAACCTCCATTACATCGGTAACACCATTCCATTCTTTGACTCTTGCAGTCGTTCCTGATATTGAACCAGTGACGATTTCATTGAATGTAAATGTTCCACCAATACCTGTTGTACTATCGACAACAGGTGGATCAATATGAACTGTTGGTGTGGTGTTGTATCCTTCACCACCATCAAGAATGTAGACTGCTGTAACAATACCAGATGCACTTATAGTTGCAACTCCAACTGCATATCTAGAAGGAGTTGGGAACATGGAACTAAACTTGTTCTGACCACTACTAAACTTATATTGAGTCGAACTAAAGAGTGGATACGTTCCTGAAGTCAAACCGATAGATACGTTTGGTGCTGTTATGTATCCAGAACCACCATTGGTGACGGTGATAGTTTGAACTGATCCATCTGTTGAGATACCAGCTGTAGCAGCAAAACCAGATCCATTTCCACCATTAACAGTAATTATAGGTGCAACGGTGTATCCACAACCTGCATTTGTGATATTGATTGCAGATACTCTACCAGACTTACCATCACATGCAGGATAGGTGTAATTTACTGATGCAATACCTGTGGCTGTTGTACCAGTTGTTGGGGAAGATGAGAATCCAACCACTGGTTGACCAGTAAATCCTCTACCCATGTTACTGATGTAGATTTTATTAACAGCACCAGAGGAACATACAGAAGCTGTAGCTGTTGCGGATGTACCAGCACCAATGAGATTTAATGTCTGAATGTATCCAATCTGTGCAATCTCATCATCAATGTCTGTAATGTCGGTATCAATAACCTCATCTTCATATCTAAAGAGTTCACATCTTAACTCATAGACATAAGTCTTCTTCAGTTGATAGAAAGGTTGTTCGTGTTCAACAAACTTAATTTCGAATAATCTATCTCCAAGTGGGAAGTAAATTAAGTCACCCTCTTTTGGTCGTGTACTTAACTCAACTCCAGAGAGATTTTTGATTAATGGTGAGATATAGTTTTCAAATCTTTCTTTTGAGATGACGAGTTGAAGGTCATCTCTATTTTCAATTCCAAATTTTGAAAGTATGGTGCCCTGACCAGTGTAACCTTCATAGTTATCGATGTAGGCTTCTAAAGGAAAGGCTTCGGTAAAGTTGGATTGAATGACTTCTTTTATGACAGTTTTTGTTGTTGCATACTGTCTTGGAAGGTAATGAACCTCAACACCATACATCTGCAACTGTTCGTTGACCAGACTTTGGATTAGGTTTTGTTCGGATCTAGTACCGTTAAGAAAAAAGGGATTTAACATATGTCATCACCCTATCATGTCAAGAGGTGGTAACTCATATGTGCTCAACATTCTCTCCTGTATACGATCGAGTTCTGCCTGTGCGTCATCATATAACTGTCTTCCGTTGAACTCAATACCACCAGGTAATTTGACTCCTTGGAACTTAATCAGATTCTGACCCCACTGTCTTTTGATAAGTGATGTCAAATATGGTTTCAAGAAAGAGTCATTGTAAACTCTTGGATAATCGTTGGGATCAGCAGTTCTCCAACAATCAATAATGATAAACTCACCGACTCTTAGATTACTCCAATCAATGTCAAGATACATTCTATCTTTTCTTTGATTGAATCTAATCTGTTTATGGGTATTCAGAAGGAAGTTCATCGACTCCAAATACGACATAGCCATTGAGTAACTCAACAAATCTGTGTTACCCCAATAGTAGATATCGTTCAGGAACAGTTGATACTTGAAACTGAACATGTTCGATGAGCTAATTGATTGAGCATCATCGTATTGAAATACTTTATTGATCCCGATAACGTTAGGTGGAATCTGAAGATAATTACTATTTTCGTAATATGTGAACGTCGTTGCAGTTCCTACAATATTAGTACTTGCTGCAGTTGAAGCAATACCAACCGATGGTCTACCAGAACTTAAAGCAGCGGCACCAGGTGGTCTTGCCTTTCCTCTATCAACATCAGCCTGAGTGATTTGATACTTGAGATATGTTTGTCCTACACCATCAAAGTGTCTCTCTTGGAAATACTGGATGGCATCATCTACAAGATCTTCGATTTGTTCGTCTGCAACGTTGATCTCCAGTACAGGAGCACCCAACTGTCTCAAACAATAATCAATAAGTTCTTGTCTAGTACTTGGCTGTGCCATCTATAATTAGACCTATCTATATGTCTATTTATTTAATAAATCGGTGATGGTATGAAGCATATTCTTAATGTCACTCACGTCAGTTTTCAAGTTTTCAACCTCATCTTGTAAATCAACGAAGTTTTGTTGTTGTCCGTTCAACTTCTCACGACGTTTCAAATATGACTGAAAGTCATTATTATTTTTATTAACAATGGCACCTGAATGGGTATCTCTATAATACCCATCCATGCCTTCAACTGGAATCATTTCACTCATTATGCTAATGCGATACCTCTCAGATTTCTAATCATTGGTGCCACTGCTTGATCAGTGGATGTACCAATGACCTTGATTCTAAACGATTTAAACGAAACTAAATCATCAACAGTGAACTTATATTCTCTGAAGAGATTCACTGAAGGATCGACCTCATAAGAATCTCTCTTAGGAACAAAAGTATCTGGGGTTCCATTACTATTACCACGTTCAAGAACTGCACCATTTGTATCTATGTTTGCAAATCCAGGGAATGGGATGAAGACAGTCTCATCAACTGGGACATCTTGATCAACTGCATAGAAGACTCTGATATCGTTTCTTGTCGAACAATATGCATCAAGTAAGACTTCAAGAGATGTTGCAGGATTTTCTAAAGTAATGTTTTTAGAAACGTAGAAGAATCTATTAGGATCATCTGTTGTTGTAGAAACTTTAAAGTCATCAGCATAATTAGTGACTGGTTGATTCACTCTATTTGATGTGAATACGACAGATGCATTATCAAGGTCAATTGCAGGACTTATTCTTGTGTCCGTTGTTACAAGATTGAATAACATGGAGAATGATCTATCACCAGGGAAGAGATCAGAGTCTAGTAAGAGTTCCTCATTCCTTGAGGATGCGACCATTCTAAGAGAATCAAAGTAGTTTTTCTCAAATAAGTTGACTCTTTGGAATCCTCTATCAAGCATGTTTTCCTGATTACCAGATACACTTGATGCAGTCACCGTTCTAGCCTGAGAGATAAGAGTTGTACCCAGAGGTGTAATATTTGTAACTCTTGGTGTAACCAGGTGGAATGGTAAGTTGTAAGTACTCTTAGCGTTAGGACCACCTGCAACCTTTCTTTCGTTAAAGTACAGTGGAGGGAATCCAGGTGCATTACCAGGTGCTCTGTTAGTACCATTGGCATTCATTTGTACTTTCACGTAGTAATAATCAAGTCCAATAGCTGGTTCATCAAGGTCAGCTGCGGTAACATTAATCAGTTGATGTTCTCTATTAATTCTTCTCAGTGATACACCATCCAACTCATACTTATATACCAACTCACCAGAACTATGAGTTGCAATCGTAGTGTTATCAACACCTCTGGTTACACCAGTAAGTGTTCTTCCATTGACTCCAGTATAACTAATGAGTTCATCACCAATTTGAACGTATCCAGGATTAGTACCACCAACACCAAGGTTTTCAAAAGTGTTATAACCTGATGCATCAGTTTCAAGAGTTATAAATGATGTTGTATCAAATGCATATTTTTGTGATAAAGTATTGGGTGTAAAGTCGCTTCTTACATCACTAATTGTGACTCTATTAACATTGGAGTATAAACCATGATTTCTCTTGAAGACTCTGATATAGTCACCTTGATGAGTTACATTAATTGGTGATAAAGGAATAACGTCTCCACCTACACCGTTAAGTTCTGTAGTGAAACCAACGTTGTTTTCGTAATGAAGAGGATATGCAGAATTTGTGGAGAAATTACCTTGTACATTTTCGAGGACAAGTGTGTTGTTTCCAAGTATTTCTGATACAGAAAGTTGAATACCAGATCCAAGATCAAGAGAACCAACACTGACTGGAGTCAGTACATCACCAACGACATATCCAGAACCACCAGCATTGATAGTTGCTGCAACTGCAACACCACCATTAATTGTAATATCTGCAGTTCCGTTTATACCCTTACCAGTAATTGCTGTAAGTGCAACACCAGTATAAGTAAAGAATGTGGGTGATGAACCAGCAGAAGGTGTATATCCAGCACCAATATTTGTAAGTGTCAAATCACCTGTTGCCGATCCAGCAAATGCTACAAGAGTACCTTGTGCTCCAATACTCAACTGTTTGACTGTATTACCAAGTTGTAATGGTTCGGGCACACTAGCATCGTTGACAGTGGTTCCAAGACCAACTCGGATCTGTCTCGATTCAAGTGAAAGACCATTAGGATCTATTTTTTCGAGAGATTCTGGTAAAAGTGGATTGAAGAAAGAAACACTACCAGTAGATTTGAAATTAGCTCTATAAAGTTTAAACTTAAGGTCTTCGTACTGACTTGGGGTCCAGATAGATGCGTTTTGTGACTTGAATAGAGAACCAAGGAGAGGTTGTTCCGAAACAATAACCTGATCGGACTCACCACCACCTAATGTTGTTATATCTGCCTCACCCAATCTACTGATATAGACAGTATAGTCTGTTGCATGAGACATCAATACCATTGCATATTCAGTCTCTCCTTCAAGGTAGACTGGTGATTGGAAAGTAAAGGTAGTTGCAACTGTACCATCATCACTGAGGTTGACCTGATCAGGATCAAGTGAAACTTCAGAGAATGGAAGAACTCTACGAGCTGGTTGTCCCAATTTAGTTTCTCTAATATGGAACATCACTGGAGCACTTTCAGCCTTTGTTCTAAAGAAGAAATCTACCTTCGTGACAAAGATACCTGTTTTATCATCAACTGTAAATGTTTGAGCAAGTGGGTCACCTGTGTTACCACCACCTGTAAATGGTGGGGGTGGTGGTGGCTGAACAATAATTTGTGGTGGTGGTAAAGTTCCACCAAGTTCTAAGTCAACGTCAGTTACTTGAGTATTAGTGTCTGTTGATGTTACTGTGATGGTATTAGATGTTGCAGTTGCAGAAATTGTCTGATTCTGTGAGAAGTCCTCTGTAAGGACGGTGGCATTCTTAAGAGATAAAGTAGTCTCTTGAGTAGTGGAAAGGTCACCCTGTGAATAGAAGACCGCATCCCCAGCGGTGGTAACCACACCCTCAATTAGACTATTAGTTTTACTACTAGTAAGTCTTAATGTAGATCGACCAGTTTCGAATACAGGATTTGAAGAATTACCAGATTCAGGAACCTTGAATGAAGCAAGTAAAGATCCAACTCTATCGGTAATAAGTCTTAACCTTCTGACTCTAGCCTGAGCACCACTTGATTGACCAGTTAAGACCATATCTTTTGCAATGTACCCATCGAATTGTGGGAAATCTGTGGACTGAAGACTGAACAGATCAACGTTCAGAAGTGATGATGACTCTGAATAAGTTGCTGGAACTTGAAGGTCACGATTATAAGGGTTTACATTGTATATGTCATTAGGAGCAGTATATGGACCAAACTTATGATTAGAACTTGCAACTCTAAATTTTATTGATGGAACAGCAGCAGAATTCATTGTAACTGCACCACCATTATCCATGTCACCATGAACTGTTTCACCAGGAGTGAAAGTTCCATGATCCATTTCAATTTCAATAAGCTTTGGAGTACAGAACTTTGTGATTCCAACTCCATCAAAGAAACTATAAACTCTAGTAAATGGTTTGAATGAGGATCCTCTAACAGTAATGTTACGAGATCTCATGAAGTTGATGATCTCATTATTAATGACGAAAGTACCGAGAGATTCGGTGTCAATTTTTTCATTTATTGTGTAATGAGTACCAGTTTTTGTT